CCAACATCAGAAGAAGGAGCTATCATCAAAAGAGAATGGTGGCGTGAATGGGAAAATGATTACATACCTTCTTTAGAACATGTTATTCAATCTTATGATACGGCTTTTATGAAAAAAGAAACAGCCGATTATTCTGCTATAACAACTTGGGGTGTATTCTATGAATCAGAAGATTCTGGCCCCCAGTTAATATTGTTAGATGCTTTAAAGAAACGAGTAGAATTTCCAGAGTTAAAAAGATTAGCATATCAACAATATATGTATTGGAATCCTGATACAGTTCTTATTGAAGGTAAGGCTTCAGGTATGCCTTTAACTTATGAATTAAGGAAAATGGGAATACCAGTTATCAACTTTACACCAAGCAAGGGAAATGATAAGCATACTCGTGTTAACAGTGTTGCACCTCTATTTGAGAGCGGTTGCATATGGGCGCCCACTCACAAAGACTTTGCTCAAGAAGTAATAGAGGAATGTGCAGCTTTTCCTTATGGGGAAAATGACGACTTAGTCGACTCTATGACGCAAGCTTTAATGCGTTTTCGTCAGGGTGGATTTATCGATCATCCAGAGGACTATGTTGATGAACCTCTACCAATAGAGGATAAGGAAATATATTAATATGGAAAAGTACATTGAAATTATAAAACTATTAGAAAAAATTTATGGAAAAAGCGCCATAGCTAAATCACTAGGCACTCGCTCCAACGTTGTAAGATTCCCAAAAGGTCCACAACCTATTGATCCAACTGTAAGACATTTTGATGTAGTAGGCACTGCACAAAAAAATCCTGAGTTAGTAAACACAATTAAAAATTCTATTGAAGATAGAATACCTGATCTTACTAAAATGAATGATCAAGAATTATTAAATTATAAAGGTAATCTACAAAGATTAGACAGCGTTTTAAATCCACCATCTGCTGAGGTAATAGAGGCGAGCAGCAAGCAACTATTAACTCCCGAAAAAATTGAAGCTCTTAAAGAAACAGTAGGACAGACTGCAAGACCTGGAACAATGATAGGAGATATTGAATCAAGAATTAATCAATTAAAAGCAAAAGGAAAAGAATTAGAAAAAGTAACAGGAGAAAAACCATCTTTAGATGATATACTTGCAGATTTTGGAAAATCACAATCATCTTATCAACAAGGTCATAGAGAAGGTTTAGTTAGAGCAACAGCTCGTGAAATTATTGAGAAGGATCTAGCAGCGGGAAAATTAAAAGGAATTACTAAAGATGATTTAAATACTAGAGATCCAATTGATATATGGAGAACACATTATGGCGAAAGTGCTTTAGAACAATTAGATAGTTTAGCTCCTGAGTTTGGACAATTAAGAACTGAAAGAGAAGCTGCTGACTTAGCAAGATCTAAATATGAATTTCAACCAAAATCATCCCCAGTCAAAGAATCTTATACTGAAGAAGAATTTCAAGATTTATTAAAGAAAGGTCCTGAAGAACCAGAACAAAAATCCAAAGGTGGTTCTATAGGTTTAGATTATTTATTAGGATTATAAAATGAAAATCGGTGAATACAAACAAGCAATGAGTCATATGCTTAGAAAAGATGATTCATTAGAAAATTTTTCATTTAATCCTGAAGCTAAATTAATTGATAATGATCCTATTGGTTATAAACAACAGTATGCAGAAGGAGGTATTGTAAAAGCTTCTCAATTATCTGAGTTATTAAAAAAATCTGGGATTGAAGTAACTCCTACAAATATTGGAAGATTTACTAAACAATATGGAATTAAAAAAGACCCCAATAGACCAGAAGCATCAAGTTTTTATTTAGAACCTTCCAAAGAAGAATTAAAAAAAATTAAAGCTTCCTATGATAATAATCTTTTAAAAGCTTCTGGTTCAACAGAAGCCGGCAGAGAAGCATTTAAGATTCGAGAAGCGAGAGCTAGAGAATTATTAACACAAGGATATAATCAAACAGAAGCCAATAAAATTTTAATAGAAGAATTTCCTCAATTTAAAAATATGAAAAGTTCTTTATCAAATATTGCCCAAGATTTAAAAGATCAAGGAATTAAAGTTGTATCAGGTAGAGAAAGCGAAATTAAAACACCTATTTCTAAATATTCAAAAGAAAGAAGAGAACTTCAGAAATCTGTTTCTGATCCTTATATAGAAAAAGTAATAGCTGATTCAAAAAGAGAAGCCGGTTTTGGAGATATTGATCTAGCTCATAGAACAAGTATGAAACAAAACGATAGATTTGGAACAGAAATACTTAGTTCAAATTTAGGTTTAGATACTCAAGATATAAATAGAAAATTAATTAAACCAATAGAAAATAAATTAGAACCTATTTACAAACAGCAAAAAAATATTGTTAATAAAATTAATAGAGAAGGATCTTCTGTAGAATTAAGAAAACAATTAGAATCTTTAAATAAACAAGTATCAGATATTGTTGCATCAACAGATGGAAGATTACAAGGAATTTTGATCGATGAATATAATTTAAAACCAAAAACAGTTGGTATAGATTATGCTAATGTTTTTGGTGCAGGTGTTTTACCAGATAAACCTGTATCTGAATTAACTAAAGAAGAAATAGCATTAGGTATAAAACAGATACCCGGTCAACAAAAAGCAATATCTAAAGAATTTGTACTAAAACAATTTAATGATAATTTATTAAAAGATTTATCAGAGGACCAACAAGCTCAAATAGTATCAGCAGTTGGTTGTCCAACTAAATTATCTTATTCTGATGGTGGTAGAGTAAAATTTTCTAAAGGAGGAGATTGTTACACACAAGGTTTAAAAAAATTAGAAGAAGGTAATTTAGGAACAAAAGAAATTAATGCGATTGAACAGATATCTAAAGATGTAGGTATAGTATCAAAAAATATTGATGAATCTATTGCCTTTGCAAAAACTTTAACTCAAGGTGGTAAAAATTTATTAAAGGGCGTAGGTTCGTATTTAAACAAGATTGTACCAGGTTTAGTTGGCGCAGATTTTGTTGAAGGTCTTACACAAGGTAAAACAACTTTAGAATCAGTTCGTGATGCTTTAATTCCTGAAGGTGTTGGTCATAGTTATGATATTCAACAACGCTTAACTCCAAAAGAAAAAGAAGCTCAACAAAGACTTGGATATAAAGAATTACCTGATATATTAAAAGAAGGGGAATATGGAATTGGTGATATTGGAGCTGAACAAGAAAAATATACTCCACTTAAAGATTTAGTTGATCAATATAGTATTGCAGTTGGTGAAAACAGAGCTGAAGAAGAACTTAAAAAAGAACGAGAAGAAAGAATTAAAGATTTTAACAAAGAAGCATATTATGGAACTCCTTTAATGGATTCAGAGGTTTTTTCAGAACAACTTAAAAAAGATAATGATTAAAAAACTAACCACAACTATACCTCCTTTAAAGGGACCCTGTTCACAAGGCTTGAATATACCTGATAAAAAGGTTAGGATAGTTAATCCGGAGAAAAACATAAATGGCAGAAATAGACAAGTCGCTTCCAAATACAATAGCAAATAGCACTCGTCCCGACGAGGTAGCATTAGATGTTGCTACAGCTAATCAAGAAGCACCTCAGGGTCCAACTGAGATGACTGAAAATGAAGACGGAAGTGTAGATATAAATTTTGATCCAAATGCAAATAAACAAATGCCTGCAACGGATCACTCTGCAAATTTAGCCGAAGTTTTAGATGACCAAATTTTAGGACCTATTGGAGCAGAATTAGTAGATGATTACATAGACTATAAATCATCTCGTCAAGATTGGGAAAGAACTTACACAGATGGTTTAGATCTTTTAGGATTTAAATATGAAAGAAGAACACAACCATTTAGAGGAGCATCAGGTGCTACTCACCCGGTTCTTGCAGAAGCAGTAACTCAATTTCAAGCTTTAGCTTATAAAGAATTACTTCCAGCAGAAGGACCAGTTAGAACTCAAATAATTGGAGCAGCAACCCCAGAAAAAGAACAACAAGCACAGCGTGTTAAAGAATTTATGAATTATCAAATTATGGATGTCATGAAAGAATATGAACCTGAGTTTGATCAAATGTTATTTTATTTACCATTATCGGGTTCAACATTTAAAAAAGTTTATTATGATTCATTACTTGGAAGACCTGTATCTAAATTTATTCAATCTGAAGATTTAGTTGTTCCATACAATGCAACTTCATTAGATGATGCAGATGCAATTATTCACGTTATTAAAATTTCAGAAAATGAATTACGTAAACAACAAGTAAATGGTTTTTATAAAGATATTGAATTAAACCCTACAGATAGTCCATCTACAGAAGTTGAAGATAAAAAATTAAGATTAGAAGGAATTAGAAAAGTTTCAGATGTAGAAACTTTTACTTTATTAGAATTTCATGTTGATTTAGACATTGAAGGTTTTGAGGATGTAAATCCTAAGACTGGTGAGCCCTCTGGAATTAAACTTCCATACATTGTAACAATTGAAGAAGGATCAAGACAAGTATTATCTATTAGACGTAACTGGAATCAAAATGATCCTAAGAAACAAAAAGTACAATACTTTGTACATTTTAAATTTTTACCAGGTTTAGGTTTTTATGGATTTGGTTTAATTCACATGATTGGTGGTTTATCAAGAACTGCTACATCAGCACTTAGACAATTATTAGATGCAGGTACACTTGCTAATTTACCTTCAGGATTTAAACAAAGAGGAATTAGAGTTAGAGATGATGCACAACCAATTCAACCAGGTGAATTTAGAGATGTAGATGCACCAGGTGGAAATTTAAGAGACGCATTTATGCCACTTCCATTTAAAGAACCTTCACAAACATTATTAGCTCTTATGGGTGTTGTAGTTCAAGCTGGACAAAGATTTGCCTCAATTGCTGATTTACAAGTTGGTGATGGTAATCAACAAGCTGCAGTTGGTACAACTGTTGCGTTACTTGAAAGAGGAAGCAGAACAATGTCAGCAATTCATAAAAGATTATATGCTGCATTAAAACAAGAATTTGGATTATTAGCTAAGGAATTTAAAACTTATTTACCACCAATGTATCCTTATGATGTCGTAGGTGCACAAAGACAAATTAAACAAAATGATTTTAATGATAGTGTTTCAATTGTTCCAGTTGCAGATCCAAATATATTTTCACAAACTCAAAGAATATCTTTAGCACAAACTGAAATGCAACTCGCTGCTGCAAGCCCGCAGCTTCATAATCAGTATGAAGTATATAGAAACATGTATGAAGCATTAGGAGTTAAAGACATTGATAAGATTCTTATTCGACCACAACAGCCACAACCACAGGATCCTGCTCTAGAACATATTGCGGCTTTAGCAGGAACACCGTTTCAAGCATTCCCTGGACAAGACCATAGAGCACACATTACTTCTCACTTAAGTTTTATGGGAACTAATATTGCAAAAAATGCTCCTGTAGTTATGGCAGCATTACAAAAAAATATATTTGAACATATTTCAATCATGTCACAAGAACATGTTCAATTAGAATTTAAAAACGAGATACAACAAATGCAAATGATGGGACAACAAATGCAACAACTTGCTCAAACTAATCCACAAGCTGGTCAACAGATTCAAATGCAAATGCAAAATTTAAA